ACCATCAAACCTTGTACGGTGCTCTGATGGGTCAGGATGCCCCAAATCCATAATATTTAAAAATTCATCCAGACTTCCTTCTTTCATATTGGGATTTGATGCCTTTCGTCTTGCCTGACGGAGTATTGTAGCGGCAGAACGATTTGCTTTTGCAAGTTTTTCTGCCCAGATCATATCTTCCAGAGTTACTTCCCCACCATTTACAATTCTGTCACAAATAAATTCAAGGCGAAGACGATATTGTGTAGAAAGCATAAGTTTTTTTAGATTTGAGTTATTTATTTTTAGATTCTATCTCTTTTTGCATCTCTTTTGCAAGTTTATATGCTCGTCTCCACATTAAATACTTCACAATCGGATTTGCAGGATTGTGAAGTATCCACCACTTTGTTTTTTCATATTGAACTCTAGCAAGTTGAGTCAGCATATAAAATGCTCTCGCTACTGATTGGTCTGTAACAATCAAATAACCAATACAAAAAAATATAATAAAGTAAATGTATAGAGGAGTCATTTTAATCTTTTTTAATCTTCACGGGGCAGGTTGGAATTACTTTTTTTATTTCTTCAATAAGTTCAATTTTAATATAATTTGGCAAATTTCTTTGAGATTGAATGCGACTCAAAATGTTTTGTGCTTGACTACAAGTAATCGTTGTAGTAAGAAATAGAGCAATCATCGATCTCTTTGATTCTTAAATATTATTTATTGAGCAAATCCCTTACTCTTAACTTTTTGTTTATCTTTGACGATTATAAGATCCAAAAAATCTGGAATTTGGCAATTGGACCACCAGTACACCTGAGCATCCTCCCAATCTTCAAAAAATACATTTTTACCATTTTTCAGAACAACTTCGTAGTTGTGCCTATCATAAGGAACATTGGATGTACAGGTAAATGTATCAGTCATAGAAACTTATCCAATGAAGAAAGCGATGCACCTTTTGCGGACTTTTGAATGTAGGATTTTGCAGACTTATAATTGTTGCAAGTGTGAACTTGTTGCCCTTCATGAAGAATTACAAACTTCTTTCCACAAGGAACCGCAGCCCATTCTCCGTTTTTGGTCACATATCCATTAGGATTTCCTGGTGTTGGATTTAGAAGAGTTTCATTTTGAATATTCACAGAAAAGTACCAGTGGCACTGATAATGCGAGCATTTGGATGTTGTGCAGAAGCAACTTGCTTTGCTTCCTGAAGGTTGTTGGCATAGCATTCGAACCACCAAGTCTTGCCGCCGACATAGAGTTGCACTTTGTACTTCATTGGAAATCTCCTTGTGTGTGTAAGTAGTATAGCAGAGAAATCAGCGTTTGACCACGCTGATGGCAGGCAAACCCTGCTGAAACACGGTGTCCACCACCGCTTGCACCTTCTTAGCGGTGCTGATGCCCACAGAAGAGTAGACAGGGATGCAGACCAACCCAAAGGACTTGGTGTAGGTTTCAACGGCACCAGGGGCGATCCTGCCGCTGCTGAGACCCTCTGCATCGTCCTTGTGCAGACGGATGACCCTACCGATGGTCTGGGAGATGCCGATGTAGTCCATGGACCGCATGAACAGCACTGCCTCCAGACCAGAGACGTTAATGCCTTCGCTCAGAATGCTGTGATGCAGAACCACAAACTTCTTAGAGTCATCCTTACCCCAAGCACTCAGAGTGTCAAAGAATACCTCACGGTTGACCTTATGACCGTCAATCACGGCACCAGTCTTGGAAGTGATATACATCCAAGAGAAACCACGGTCTTCCAGTTGCTTACAGAAATCAGTCTGAGAAACCAGATTCAGAATCTGCTTGGTTGCCTTAGAGCAAATCAGAACCTTGCTCACATCCTGAGCATCGATGGTCTGAATCAGATTCTCACAGTCAACATCAGCAACAATCTGACCCTTACTCAGCATTTCAAACTGCTGCACCACAACCTTAGGAGGAACGATGAAACCACCCTGAACCAGTTCAGGAGCAGGAACATTGCAAATCACGTTGCCATAAACAGCAGCGTCATTCATCCCAGGTTTGGAAATAGTAGCAGAATGCTTAGGAGTAGCAGTGAAGAAATAGCATCGGTCAGCATTAGAAGCAAAGTGCTCCGTAGCAGGGAAAAAATGACGCTGAACACTGTTGTGTGCCTCATCGAAGTAAATAGTATCAACGTGCAGATCTGCCTGCTGTAGACGCTGCAGGGAGTTGTAGGTGGTGAAGATCAGTTGATGCTTATAAGCACGACGAGACCAGTTATGAATCTCAGCAGGTTTAGTAGTGCTCTGGTGATGAGTCTCGCCACTGTGAACGTGCAGAACAGCAGCAGTAGTGATAAACTCAAGAAACTCAGAAGACAGTTGCTCAGCAAGTAGAATGCGAGGAGCAACCACTACAATCGTCTTAGGTGCATCAGATTGAAACTCACGCAGAGCATCAAAGATTGCAACGTTGGTCTTACCACCGCCAGTAGGAATAATTACCTGACCCTTATGGTACTGCAGCAGGGCATCCAGAGCACGTTGCTGGTGAGGTCGGAGTTGGATCACAGGTCTCATCGCGTATGAAACTATTATAGCAGCAAAAAGGGGTCTCATGCGGACCCCTGTGTGACGGTTCTTAAAGTGTCCTATGAAGCTTTAGATTCTCATCTTCAACCGGGACAAAGGTAGTCTACATGGATTTTATGAGTATGTCAAGTCTTAATCTTTAATCATAATAAAGAGGATCCTTGGAACTATGAATAAAAAACGTAAAGGTTAATCTTCCAGTTTCTCTTGTTGTTCCAAAAGCATCAGAAAGACCATGAATTCTATGCGATTCGTATGCAACTAAACGGTTATATTCGTTTTCTATGTTTACAAATTCATTTTTTTCTGCATACAAAATAGATGTTCCAGCATTTGGTGGTGCATTTGGAGTCAAATATACCAACCCTGCTACAGGGCAATCATCTTGATGAAATTTATCTTGCGAAAAGAATGGGAGAGATTTTAGTGTTTCTTCAGTAGAAATATGAAAATATGATGTTATTGTAAGTTCCTCATCACTAAATTCAATGAATTTAAAATGATTTTTGCAGGCATCAAATATTTTTTTAGAATACTCAATTAAAAGTTTTTGCTCCGAATAAAAATCTGAATTTATTTCCTGATTACAACAAGGGCAAATAGTATCTAAACTTCGAATTGGTAGTGTTCTCTCCCCTCTCCATCCAGTTCTCCCCCGATTATCATTACCGTATCTATAATTTCTAGAAAGAGCTATTTTTCTAATTTCATCTGGATCTTCGAAGAAATTATCAACGATAAGATTATTCAACATTTTTAAAAATATCAACTAAAAAATATTTATTTGCAAAATTTAATCCTATTCCCAAGAAAAACTTAAAGTTACTCTAGGACTAGAAATTATTGGATTATGATAAAATCCTTTAGGTATAAGTAAACTATCTCCAGGATTCAAATTATATGTAACATCATCACAAATATATGAGGTACTGCCTTTTGCTTGAACTAATAGAACATCAACCTCATCTTCATGGTTTCCAAAAGTCATACTATCATTTCCAAAAGAAATATATGTGTGCATCACTTTAACACCACAATCTTTATTTACTGCTTCAAATGTTTTTCCTATAGTTCCAGGATAATAATCATTTCTCAAGAAAAAAGTAGGGGGTTGTGACGAAGAACTAAAACAAGACAATCTCTTACTACTTGAATCAGTCTTTCTTGGTTGAATTTCGAATTCATTCCATATTACTACCATATCCGAACTTTCGTTTGATATTTTTTCTATAACATCATCCCAAGAAATATTCCTAGCAATAGGATATTTGTTCTCAGAAAAAATAATGCTCATTTTACCTCTAAATTAAAAGAAACAATTTTTCTAGGTTTGTCTGAAGTACTTGGTAGTGTTTGGTGCAACACATTTGAGGGGAAAAATATTATTGTTCCTTCAGTCACTTCTGGTGTAAAATAAACATAAGAAGATCTTAAAGAATCCATAAATGGAGATATAAACTGAGTTGCAGTATGTGTAGAGGGATCATAATCAATATAACAAACAGAACTCATCATTACGTTACTCTCACAATGTTCGTGTATGGGATGAAACATATTTTTTGTTTGTTCTTGAAACCAAGAATGTTTTATCAAACAATCACTAAACCCAAAAGATTTTTTCATATGGTTTAATTCTTCTTCAAATATGGATTGTATTACAACATTTTGATTTATAGACCCTTCATCAAAAAAAGAAGTTAGCATAAGTGGATCTGTGCCCAAATCACAATTATCCATCAGTTCTAGTAACTTTTTCTTTTTATCTTTCCAATTACTAACCTCTAATCTAAGATGTGGTATAATAAACAAAGGCGTAATAGGAATAATAAAGTTATTCTCTTGCTCAAGATTCATTTTTTTTCATATTCTCGATTAAGGCATCAAACTTTTCGTTCATCCAATCTTCATTAGACTCTACCCATTTTCCTAGAGGGCAAGAATCTAATGAGAATTGTGCCTTATGCTCTAAAAAACATCCACATTCGATACATCTAATTTGTTCTGAATCATATTTGTCACACTTTCTGCAAATTTCTAATCTTTGATTTTTTACTTCATCAGAAACATGAAGTGCTCCAGTTGTCAATGCATTTTTAATAAGTTCAAAAGAAAATTCTGCTAAATTTTTTCCTTGTTGAATTAAAGAAGGGTACTCTTTTTCGTCAGACATTTTGATATTTTCAGTTAAAAATATTTATTAGGGATTAAAAAGTCCTTTGAGTGTCGTTGTATTGATTGTTCCTACTATACTGTAATTTGATCCAGTAATTGCTCTTCCTGAAGAACCACCATTTCCCATATTAGTAGTATTTCCACCCGAAGATGCCCAATCACCACCAGATCCTCCAGTTTCACCGGTTTGACCAGCAGTTGCACCACAACCGCCGCCACCAGTTCCTCCAGCACCTCCTGCACCTAATAAAGATCCTGATAGATTATTATACCCTCTACCAGTTCCACCATTTCCACCTTCTCCACCAATTCCACCAGAAGTGGGGTATGTGTAATAACATGTTTTAGACCAATAGTTGGCTGCACATCCTCGTCTCCACTGACAACAATTGTTCCATGAGGCACTTTGGGTCCAACCACCTGGACAGGAATTGGAATTTCCTTGACAACCGCTTGTAAAGGTTTCGCTTACAACACAGGTTCCGCCTGATCCATCAGCACCTTTGTTGCCTTTTTCTCCACCTCCACCACCACCATAAATGTTTGCGGATGAACGAACATTAACTATAAGATTTGAACCAGAAGTATTTGTAATTGAAAGTGCATTTCCACCATTGCCACCGCTGATTGTGGCGGATGTTCCACTAGTACCTCCTGCACCATAAATGTTTCCAGAAACATCAATCGTTAAATTATACGCAGTAGAATTGAAATCTGCAGCAGAACTTCCAGTACTATTTGAACCAATAGTTCCCTGAACATATAACCATTTTCGGATATTCTTGCTCAAATTTGTATTCCAAGTTTGGGCATCAATATCAAAATTGGTGTCTGTACCAGTTTGTGTGATATAATAATACTTAATTGTATTTCTAAAATGCGATAATTTTAGATTACTTGAGGTAGAAATAGAAGCATTTTCTGTAGCATCTGGAACAACTGGATTTGTATTTGTTGTAGTTGTATTTCTCCTCAATTCTGATGCGCTGATAGAACCAGAAACAGATTCCTTGAAATTAGATCTTAAAGAACTAAAAGAAATTGATCCTGATGGATAGTAAGGTCCTGCTTTAGTTACAGTTGCGGTCATTAGTTTTTATACTCCTATTAATGGAAGTCTGTCCATGCAACACCAGTATATCCTTGGAATTTTAAAGCATTTGTATTGAAAATAATTGAACCAGCTGGTGTTTGTCCAATTCCATTTCTGGTGCTATTTCCAATATTTGGAACAACCATTACTGGGCGAGTTGTAGCAGAACCAACATTTCCAAAGTCAAATACTGCTTTTGGTTCATAAGTGCTAAAACCAACACTGCCACTAGAAAGATTTAAGTGACTATCATATAAATCAATTACTGGTACTTGAATCTGTAAAGCAGCGCCAGCTGGATTTAGATATGTTGTTCCTATTCCAACATTACCTGCAGGTATTAATATAGATCCATTTATACCAAGTAATTCAGATCCATAAAATGTAGTAGTTCCAATACCTACTGAACCAAATAAACCTCTTTTATTTCTCGCATCAAAATCAACACTTGGTTGGTCTGTTCCGAGTCCAATTGAAGAACCTGATGATACTAGTATATTTCCTACAGTTCTTAAATTATTAAACGTAGATATTCCACTTGCTGCATAGATATTGCTGCCTACAATTACAGATGGAAGTGTAAACGACGATGCTGTTAATGTACCCTGAATTGTTACATTGCTTCCAAAATTAGCATTACCAGTAACAGTAGATGTGCCAACAACATGTAGATTGCTCGTTGGATTTGTAATTCCTATACCAAAGTTGCCATCATAAGTTAAGGAAGCAAGTTCTGCATTTGACTGACCATATAACCAAGAAAATCTACCAGTTCCTACACCAGAAGGACCAGCATGTAGATATAAATTAATGTTGCCAGTATCATTATTGATAATATCAAAAGTCTTTGATTCACTTCCAAATCTCAATACTGCAGTGCTTTTACCAACACCAACAGATTGACCAATACTAATTCTTGCTTGGTCGGTGTTAGAAAGAACCTCTAATAATGGATTAGATTCTTTGCGAATTTGAAGTTCTGATGTTGGTAATGCAGTTCCTATACCAATTCTACCTGAATTGAGTGCAGCAAATGCAGTTCCGGAAGTTCCAACATATGCTGATGTAAATACTGTTGATATACCAGTTGTAGAGAATCCAGAATTAATTGAATTAACTATGATATTTGCAGTATTTGTAATCGAATGAGCAGTTGAAGCAATTCCAGTTAAGTTTCCAACAAAACCAGAAGTCGCAGTTATGACTCCAGAAATGTTAATGTTTGATGGAAGTCTTGAGTTTGATAAATTTCCTGAAGAAATATTCGAAGCATTAATTTGAGTAATTCCAATACCAGAACCAACAAAAGAAGAAGCAGTTATAATTCCAGTTGCCTTGATATCGCCAGTAGAGTTAATACCTACACCAGATATTGTGTCTGGATTTCCTCCCACTTGAAGGAAATAATTGGGCATTGTGGTAGCAATACCGACCGTTCCAGCAGCATAAATGCTTGAATATCCAGTTCCAGTATTTACATCAACCCATTGTGAAGTTGGAATATTGGTTAATCCTTGACCATCACCATAGTAAGTTACAATACCAGAAGATGCTGTTACAATACCAGAACTAATTCTAACAGTTCCGTCTGTTAAAGTTGCAAATGTTCCAACTCCAGTAACCTGCAGATTAGGAGTGCTTACACTCGAAGCAGTAACTAATCCAACAACTTTAACATTACCACGAACATCCAAGAATTCAGTGGGAACCGAAGTTCCAATTCCCACCAGTCCATTTGCGTTTACAATAAAGTTATCATCGTCAACCTGAACACCATTCCTAAGGTTAAATGACTTTCTATAATTTGCCATCTTATATGGTTTTTAGTTATTTATCTGTAAGTTTCTGCTCAAGGTTTTCAACCTTCGCAGAAAGTTCTTTAATTGCCTCAACCAACAGTGGAACAATCTTATGATAGTCAACTGCAAGGTATCCATTATCTCTAGTTGTAACTGCTTCTGGAAGAACCTCAAGGATTTCTTGTGCGATTACACCAACATCATTACCTTCTTTACCAGATTTCTCATTCCAAATATAAGTATTACCACTGATTGAGAGAACTTTAGCAAGTGGATCTTCAATAGCAACAATATTATCTTTTAGTCTTTGGTCGGAAGTATAGAATGCTGTAATGTCACCAGTAACATTCAAGTCTGCATTGATTTGTGTTGTTGTATTAATTGCAACTTTTGAACCAGAAACTGCACTTAACTTAAGGTCACCAGATGAAGTATCAATAGTATTATCATCAGTCTGGGATAGTTTGATATTTCCAAGTTGAACATTTGAACAATTCAATGTTCCATCAACTGTTAGTGATTCGTTGATATAAACATTTTTACCAATACCAACGCCACCAGCAACAATCAAATCTCCAGTGGTAGTTGAAGTTGATTGTGTTCCCTGAGTGAGTCTTACACTATTACTAAATGTTGATTGGGATTTAATTCTAAGGTCACCATTAAAGTTTACTGGACCATCAAATTGTGAAAGAACTTGACCAGAAGCTCCACCTTCAACAAGCAATCTTTCTTTAATTGTGACTTCATCAAATACGGCACTTAGTTTTGATGGATCTTGTCCAGTGACTGTTGGTGTTGGAATATCATAAGAAACAACCTCTCCACTGGATGCTGTCGTCTTGGTATTGCCGTTGAAGACATCACCATTACTATTCATCGCAGTGTAAACTACAACACCACAGGAACGTTCCTGAGACTGTGCTAGGAAGTCCTCTCTTTCAGATAGTGTCTTAACCTGAACTTGTGGAAGACCCGTTGAGTAGTTACCAGGACCATAACCAAGATATTCAAAGGTATGTCCAGAAGCACGAAGAATAGAAGGTCTATGGAACTCAATAGCAACTGGATTAATCTTACGAATCAGTGAGTTTGCATCGTGATTTTCTTGACGAGTTCCAAGAGAACCACGAATTACAGTTGCTGAAGCAGCATTGCCACTGCTTGTAACTCTCATAATCTCATTATCAATTTGAATATAAGAACCAAGAGTTAATCTATTTGCAATAGCACTAGGTCCACTTACACTTATTGTCGTACCGCTTGTAATTGCAGAGGTAAGAGTAAATGTATCATTACTATAGAATGGAACTGTTCTAGTCGCAATACTTTCACCACCAGCATCTGAAATTGCATCATTGGAGGACAGACCATGCTTCAGAACATATCCATCTGTTGCTGAAATTGACTGATTGGTTATGGCAGTAAATTGAGTAACCTGAGTTCTCTCAAGAACTAAGAAATCTCCTAAGTTATTATTGCTAGAATCAATGACTCTAAACTTATTACCAGCAACCAATCCGTGAGAAGAAGAAGTTGTGAATGTGGTAATACCTGTTGCAGAACTATAAGTCGTTCCAGTAATTCTGGATGAAGGTCCAATTACAAAGACATATTGACTTGGTAGGATTGTTGGGTCCCCAGCAGTTTTAGCAATTGCAATTTGATTCTTTGCAGAAACTGAAGTAATGCGATAGTATCCATCAGCAGTTGTTCCAGCACCAGTGAACTGAACAACATCTCCAATATTTGTAGAAATACCAGCAGTTGCTACAGTAACATAAGCATTTGCGGTTCCACCAATCTTTGCAGTATCAAAATAAAGTGTCTCACCATCAGTATATCCAGAACCACCTGCCTGAATATCAACACCAACAACAACACCACTAGCAGATACTACAACCTTAGCAGTTGCACCATCCCAGTTAGATAGACCTACTTCATTGTATAATTTAACATTATAGAATGTTCCGCTAGTGTGCCCAGAACCGCCTGTAAGAGCATTGTAAGTAGCAATACCAGCAAGACCATGATTTCTTCCGAAAGTAATGGTTGCAATGCCACTAGTTGAGGATACGGAAGAGATTGTAAGACCAATACCAATGTTTTTCAACATTAGGTCAGTTGCTTCTCTAGTAATACTCTTCTTCAGATCGTTGGTTGTAACATCACCAATTGGAGCACGTTTAGCAAATGTTTTTGCTGCTGGGGGATTTGCCTCAACATTATCTCTATCTAATTGTGGATAAAGATCTACTGGAGATTGACTAAATTCAAGATTAGTAAACTCAGTAGTAATTGCGTTGCTGGCATCTAAAACATAAAGATGATAAATGCCATCCTGAGTGTTATAGATGTATGGAGAAATAACCTCATTTCTGTAAATATACAGATTACCTTGAAGGTCATTTCTTTCAAATCTTGGTAGATTTGTATTTCTTACATTTACATTATTATTAAATGTTCCTGGAGTATGAGCAATTCCAAAAGTATCAGTTGTGGAATATCTGAATGTTACATCGTCAGTAACAGTAACTTGGAATCTACCATTGTATCCAACATTGTCTTCCCCTGCTGCGTTATTTGTGCAGGTTACATTCTTGATGACAACAATATCATTAGTTTGTAAGTTGTGTGGTAATTCAGAAACAGCAGTAACTATTCCAGCATTTGAATCTACTGAAGCAGAAGCAATAAATCTAAGATTCTTATTATATCCATAATCTGTGCTAGCAATACTTGTTCTAGTAAAGTCTGCATTATTTCTTGCGCCTGTTGAACTTGAAGTTTGAATTATGAATCCATTTTCAGGATCTTTAGCATTTGATAGTTCCTTAGGAATTACAACTCTAAGTTTATAGAGTTTCTCATCCAAACTTCTTTCATCAGCAATTCTATGGACATATGCTAAATCAGTAGAAGTTCCAAATGTAGCAGTACCACCAGAAGCAAATGCATCATAAATTTCGTTATTTGCATTTGTATGAATAAACCAGCTTGAGTTAACTGGGTCATATTGGACTGGAGAACCAATATCTCCAGACTCCTTATCAGAAACTCTACTTAGAATATGAAGATTGGTTCCACCATATACAGTAACAGTATCTCCAAGAACTGCGTTTGTATATGAGGTTGCAAGTTTAATTTCTGTAGAACTAGTTCTAACTGCGTAATAAACTTTATGATCTTCGATATTTTCTGGAAGATCTCCATCATCACTCAGGATAATAACCTTTTCGCCCGTTTGAAGATTATGACTTCCAAGTGTAAATGTGCTTGAAGAAACAAAAGAAACATCATAACTCTTTACAGCACTTGCAGAACCAAGTGCAGTTGTAATCCCACTCGTGGCGATTACATTATCACACATATAAATGTTGGCGGAATATGTGGTTCCCGATCCATCAATATAGAGTTTGTCTCCCTGTCTTGCTCCTATACGATAACCTTGTGTCTGAGAAGAAGGTGAATTATCGGAAGCAGTAAATCCGAAAAGATAAAGATGACTTGAAATACCAACCTGAGTTGTTAATCCTACATTCAGAGACAACCATTCAATCGTATCTTCCTCAAGCATATCAATTGCTCTTGGAGGAATAACAGATGTAATAAATGCATTATTATCCTTATCAAACGCTTCTCTCTTAAATCCAGAAGAATTTAGTGAGATTTGACCAAAGTTTGAGTTAGAGTTGGTAATGGAAGCATCACCACCAGACTCTGCATCAAAGTGCTTATTAAATCCAATTGCAAAGACAGAAACAATTTGAATGAAAGCATCATTTGTAATTTTAATATGACTTGTTTCCCATCCTTGGCGATAAACCGCATCAGGATCTAAATGATAGACTTGATCCGAATTAGTTTGTGATGCTCCTTCTGGAAGTGAAGAACCATAAACTGGACTGTAACTTACACCTTGATAAGTTCTTGAAGATTTTGAATATTTTACAAAAGCACGATCGTCTTTCTGAAGAGATACTGCAGTAAACTGAGCAACAACAGTACTTTTGAAACCAGATGCCTTACTACCATCTGCGTGAAGACCGTTCATACCCCATACGGAACGCATGGAGATATTAAAGATGTATGGGGAGGCACCAGAAACAGTATCAGTTTCAATCGTTACTGTTACTGATGATGCACTTGGACTTGGATTAATTGTGGGGTAAGAAGCAAGTCCAGGTAGAAGATAAGTGAATTGAGTATCACTTAGAACATTCTGAACTTTAGTTGAAATATTATATGGAGAAACGACACCGGAACCAGACACACCTTTAATCTTAATTGGTGTTCCGGAGTTCAGACCGTGTGCTTCAGTTGTTGTAACAGTAACAACTGAACTTGCAACAGATCCATTACCAGAAATGATTGATGAAACATTGATAGGATCAGAAGCAAAAGCGCCAACAATTTCCCATTCTGAGCGTTGCTTAGCAAATCCTAACTCATTTGCTGGGAACTTTTGATCAATATTACGAATAGCATTATATGCATTTGAGACCTTGCTATAGTACATATCAAGGTCAGTGATACCATAAGAACCAACCTTATTGACTCCATCACAGAACTCAAAGCAGGTGAGTTTATGGTGAGAGAATGTAGGAGTTGATTGATAGGTTGCCCCAAAGTTAGTTGGATTTGTATAGACTAATCCAGTCTCATCTCCATCAAATAGAGAGAACTGCCAGAAATAACAAGCACCAGTAATTCTAAAGATCGCTGCCTTATCTACATTAGAATCAGTTGGATTTGGAACATACTTTGGTCTTAGTTTGGTCTTTCTTAAGTCAAGACCAACAATTGAAGTACCTCTAGGAACTACAACACCACCATAATAACTGTTGAATTTATAGAGAATATTATCTTCTTGTGTTAAATCAAAGTTAGAATCTAATCCAAGAGAAAGGACTGTTGATGCCAAAACACCAGTTCCACCTGCTCTGGAAACAGTGTAAGCAGTGCCACCATTATCATAAATCGCATATCCAGGTCTGTTATCAATAAGGTGCTCACCAGGAAAGAGAAGAATTGTAGTCTTCTCTACCAGATCATTATTATTTCCTTTCAAATAGGAAAATCTTGCTGCCTCTAGCAGTGCTCGTTGAATTGTTTTAAATGGACGAGCAAGAGAATTTCCTTGATTTTCAATGGAATCAGTTGAATCTAGGTCATTTGGATTTACATAAAGAATGCGACCTTCAGTGTTCTTTATGAAATTATCTAATTTGTTAAGGGGCAAAATCCTATCCTCTTCATACTTTCTTCTATGTTTTATTTATTAATCTTCCTAAACTAAAATCTTCACCAGGACACTCTTTAGAAAACTTACATTCTACTCCATTATTCCACCACCTTTTACCCCAAGAGTGGTTTTTTTCTTTTGTATATTTTCCAATCTTTGCAGCACTTACACTTGCTCTCCATTTATCACTTACTACTCTTTTCTTTGCTGCTTCACTTAATGCTTTTCGGTGTGCCTCACTTTTCTTTCTTCCTTTATGACTATCACTCAACTTCTTTTTTGTTTCTTCACTTAAAACACGACCGGCACAACCTTCTCCACCATCGGTCATATTTCTTAAAATACCTGTTCCCAAATCTTTTCTACCTAAGACAGCAATCATATAAATCTCGTGCTTCCTTGCTTCCTCATCTGTAAGATTTTTCTTTAAGAATATTCTTCTTTCTTCTTTTACTGGAAGATGAATAGTATGTAAAGTATTATTAATTCTACCTGCTTTGCCTTTACCAATATAATAAGGTGTTCCGTCTTCACGCAAATATGCGTAAGTGTAGTATTCCATCTGCTTTGACTGTGGTTACATCTATTTATACAAGAAAAGGAGCATTTCTGCCCCTCTTCCGCTTGAATAACCACAGACAAGCATCAATATTTATCTTCCTCGTTAAACTCATATTCTACGTCTGGTGGCATATCTTCAGGGTTTTCTAAATCTACCATAAACAAGCAGGGATGTACCTCTTCGTCTATCAGATAGAATGAGGATTTATACAAGTCTTCTGGTTCAAAGGTTCTCTCTTTGTCTGCTAATCTACAAAGATCTTGATCGTATAGGTGACCGTCTGGAAGTTCATCGAACGTGAAGGGAATATGATTGATAAAATACATCTTCACAATCATACTGCCATTATTGTACCAGCAGTATGCGTGATCGATACGATAAGACA